ACCAGCGCATGGGAGCCACCCGGAAGACCCCAGAATCGGCGGCGGAGAAGGCCGAGACAGAGGTCCCGACCCGCAGGCTGACGAAGGCGGAACTGGTGAGCGGGCTAATCAAGAAGATCCAAGCGAAGCTGGGGAGCGACGAATTCAAACCGACGGTCGGAGACTTGCTTCGGCTGCTGCAACTGGAACAAGAGATGGAAGAGGAGCAGCCGAGGGAGATCAAGGTCTCATGGATAGACGGGAACGAGAAGGAACATGCATCCGAGGAATAGCATACCAAGCGCTTCCCGCTCAAGCCCGATTTCACGGCTCGATGGCGCGGTTCAAGGGATTCTCGGGGCCGATCGGGTCGGGAAAAAGCCAGGCGCTGTGCGAGGAAGCCATCAAGCTTAGTTACCAAAACGCGGGAAGAGTGGGGTTGCTGGGAGCGCCGACTTACCCGATGTTACGGGACGCGACGCAAAGCGCGCTGTTCGAAATTTTAGAAAGTAACAAAATTCCGTACGACCACAATAAGGGAGAGAATACAGTGGTCATGCGGGACACGCGGTCGAAGATGCTGTTCCGGGCCGTGGACGAGTACGAGAGGCTGCGGGGAACGAACCTGGCGTGGTTCGGAGTGGACGAGCTGACGTACTGCCAGCAAGAGGCGTGGGTCGTGCTGGAGGGGCGGCTGCGCGATCCGAAAGCGAAGCGATTGTGCGGGTTCGGGGTGTGGACGCCGAAGGGGTACGACTGGGTGTACCGGCGGTTTCTGGCGGAGCCGGTGGAAGGCTACGAGGCGGTGGTGGCGGAACCGTTCGAGAACCGGTTTCTGCTGGAGCGTGTTCCGGATTTCTACGAGCGGCTGAAACGCAGTTACGACGAGAAGTACTATCAGCAGGAAGTTCTGGGGAAGTACCTGAGCATAAACGGCGGGCTGGTGTATTACGCGTTCGCGCGGGCGGAACACGTTGGGGAGGTGACAGAGGACCTGGCGCTGCCGCTGCTGTGGGCGCTGGATTTTAACGTGGACCCGATGAGCTCGGTGGTGGCGCAGATCGCGAAAGGGGAGGTGAGGGTGCTGGACGAGATCGTGATGAGCCGGGCGAGCACGGAGCAGGCGTGCAAAGAATTCCACACGCGGTTTCCGCGGCACGACGCGGGGCTGTGCGTCTACGGGGACGCGACGGGGAGCCGGCTGCAGACGACGGGGACGTCGGACTACCAAGTGATCCGGGAGTTCCTTTGCCGGGAGGGGTACCCGATGGTGAACTACAAGGTGCCGAAAGCGAATCCGGCGGTGAGGGAGCGGACGGCGCTGGTGAACGCGAAGCTGAAATCGGCGTCGGGGGAGCAGCAATTGTGGGTGAGCCGTAAGTGCAAGGAACTGATCAAGGACCTGGAGGAAGTAAGTTATAAATCCGAAACCGGCGCGATCGACAAGGACAAGGACCCGCGACGAACCCACTTGTCGGACGCGTTAGGGTACCTGATCTGGCAGGAGTGCCGGCCACAACCGCCCATGGGAGAGCAGGGGTTGCGGCTGTTATAGACCAGCAGAGGGACAAGAGAAATGCCGAACATCGATCGAGAACATCCGGAATACAAGACACGGCGGCGCATGTGGCGAATGTACCGGGACTTGTACGCGGGCGGAGATCAATTGAAAGCCCACGCCGAAACGTATCTGCTGCGGAGGCAGAAGGAACCCTCGGACGTGTACGGAGAGCGGCTGCAAAGGGTGTTCTACGAGAACTATATCGGCTCGATCATCGAGTGGTATGCGGCGACACTGTTCCGGCGGGAGCCGATCGTGAGCTACAGCGGGGAGAACGACGCGGGGAAGGCGTTCTTCGGTGCGTTCGCGGGGGACTGCGACCGAAAACAAACGAAGCTGAGCGATTTCTTCCGGCGGCAGTTTACAGAGGCGCTGGTGAGCGGAGCGAGCTACGTGCTGGTGGACTTCCCGCGGGTGGGAGCGCCGGCGGCGAACCGGGCGGAGGAAGACGCGATGGGGGCGTCGCGGGCCTACCTGGTGGACTACCGGGCGGAGGAGCTCATCAACTGGAGTCACGACGAAGAGGGGAACTACGACTGGGTGGTGCTGCGGACGTCGCGGACGACGCAGGGGGCGCCGGGCGACGGGCAGGAAAGGCGGGAAACGCGGTGGCTGTACTACGACAAGGAGCAGTTTCGGATCTACCGGGCGACGGAAGAACAGGGAAAACAAGGGCAGATCGAGCAGGTGGACGCGGGGCAGCACGGCCTGGCGGGGCAGCGAAGAGTGCCGCTGTTCCAGTTCAAAGCGAGCGAAGGATTGTGGCTGATGAACAAGGCGGCGCTGCTGCAACTGGAGCACTTCAATAAGTCGAACGCGCTGGGCTGGTCGCTGACGATGGGGCTGTTCGCGATGCCGGTGATTTACTCGGATCGGGAGTGGAAGCAAATCATCGGGGATTCGTATTACATCCAACTCGGGCCGAACGACAAGTTCGGATGGACGGAGCCGGCGGGGACCGTTTACGAAGTGGCGCTGGCGAATCTGTCGCAACTGAAGGACGAGATCTACCGGGTGTGTTACCTGATGGCGCAGGCGGTGGACCTGAACACGCCGCTATCGGGATTGAGCAAGCAGAGGGACTTCACGATCACGAACGAGGTGCTGCGAGGATTCGGCGACGCGGTGAAGGACACGATGAAGCGGGTGCTGGGGGCGATCGAAACGGCGCGGCAGGACGGGCTGACGATCGACGTGACAGGGCTGGACGACTTCGACGTGGGGGATTTCTCGACCGACTTGGCGGACGCGAAGAACCTGCTGGCGTTGGGGATCACCTCGGCGACCCTGCGGAAGGAAGTGTTCAAGAAGCTGGCCTCGAAATACCTGTGCGACGCGCGGCAGGAGCTGAAGGACCAGATCGGGAAGGAAATCGACGAGGGGCAGTAAGCGGGCGGACGGAAGCATGGGAAAGCAAACAAAAACGCTTTCAGCCGGCGACGAACGCAGATGAACGCCGATGGAAATCGGACAGAAGGGGACGGACGAGATATGGACGAAGAGAAACAGACGGTGGAAGGCAAGAGCGACGGGATCCGAGAGATCGTGCGGGAAACGATCGCGGAGTTTGTGAAGAGGGAGCAGTCGAAGACGGAGCCGGCCTACAAAGCGGAACTGGTCGAGGAACGGAAGCGAAGGGAACAACTGGAGCGGAGGCTCAACGAACTGGTGGAGGAGAACAAGCGGAGCCGGCAGCAGGCGGAGGAATCCGAGCGGGCGGCGACGATCCGCGGGGAACTGGCGCGGCTAGGAGTGGGCAAGGTGGAAGTGGCGTTCAAGGCGATCAAGGACGATGTCTACCGGGCCGAGGACGGGCGGCTGCTGGCGCGGGGAGAGCAGGGCGAGGTGGGACTGAAAGAGTACGTGACGCACTTTCTGAACGAGAACCCGGAGTTTTTGCCGGCCCGTATCGCGGGAGGGTCGGGAGCGGTCTCGGCGCACAAGGTACCGGCGGCGAGCAGGGAGAGCGTGGACATCGACAAGATCCGGCCGGGGATGAGCTCGGAGGATGCCGAGCGAATCCGGCAAGAGATCGTGAGAATCACATCGCAGACGCTGCGGGGGGCTTAAGTCAGCGGTAGGAATCGAGCAGTAAGCAGAGAGAAACGAAGCGAGAGGAGAAACGAATGCCAGCAATAACTTCATCTAACGTGGCCAATGCGATTGCCAAACTGGTAGCGGCGGATGCGCTGCCAGCCCTGATGGGAAACCTGGTGATGGGGAACCTGGTCAATCGCGATTACGAGCCCGTACTGGCCCAGGCAGGGGATACGGTGAATGTGCCGATTCCCCCAACCCTGGTCGCCAACAACCTAGCGGAAGGCGGCACGGTGCAGACGCAGAACCCGAACCTGGGGAACGCGCAGATCGTGCTCAACACGCACGCGGAAGCGACTTTCCAAGTGCCGGACGTGACGAAAGTCCTGGCGGTGCCGGACCTGTTGAAGCTGTACATGCAGCCGGCGATGGTGGCGCTCGCGCAGCGGATCGAGACGGACCTGCTGAATACGTACGCGAGCTTCTCGGCGAATACGCCGGTGGGGACGGCGGGAACGCCGCTCACGGAGGCCGTGGTGGATGCGGCGGAGACGGCATTGTTCCAGGCCATGCTTCCGGCCAGCGAGCCGAGGTTTCTGGTGGTGGATGCCAACGCCTACTCGGCGCTGCGGCAGATCGAGCGGTTCAGCGAGTACCTGACCGCCGGGGAAGCCGGACTGCAAGCTCTGGTGGACGGAAGCGTCGGGAAGATCAAGGACTTCTACGTGCTGCGGTCGCAATTCGTGGCCAAGACGGGGAGTTCTCCGGTGAATACGCACAACCTGGCGTTTGCGCGGAACGCGCTGGGCCTGGTGGTCCGGCGGCTGCCGCAACCGCTGCCGGGGACGGGGGGCATCGCGGAGTACGCCGAACTGGGCAGCTTCGGAATGCGGGTGGTCATGAGCTATCAGCCGAACACGCTGGCGCAGCAGTTCACGGTGGATGTGCTGTACGGGGTGGGGGTGCTGAGAAACACGTTCGCGGTGCAGGTAAACAGCTAGCCGGCATCCAAAACCGGCGGCGCGGCAACGAGGCGGCTGGTTCCGTGGCGGGGAGATTCCGGAGCTTCGGCGAGAAGCCGGGGCTCCGGAAGCTTCCGTCCAGCGCGACGCGGCCGCAGTGGCGCGGAGAAGGGATAGGGAAAAATGGACCTGAAAGTCTACTACCAGAAGATACAGCAGATCGAGGCGGCGCTGGCCGAAGCGTTCGTCGTCGTGGTGAGCCAGGAGACGCCGGATGGAGGGCGCGCGGGAGTGTTGACAGAGGCAACGCGCCGGGTAGCGGCGAAGATGATCGTGGAAGGACGGGCCCGGCCGGCTAGCGCGGAGGAGACCGCGGAACACCGCGAGCGGGCGGCCGAGGCCAAGCGTGCGGCCGACCAGATAGCGGCGGCGGGACGGATGCAGATCACGGTGGTGTCGGAGGCGGATCTGCGGGCGCTGAGGGGCGCGACGCGATCCAAGACCTGAGCGAGTGCAAGAAGGCGCTCAGCAGAGCGGGAGAAGACAGATTCAGCCGCCGATGAACGCAGATGAACGCCGATGAGGCAACGTTTCCGAGCGGCAAGTACCGGATTGGGAATTCTCCGACAGGCACTAAACAGAGGACGGCAGGCAGGGACGAGGCGGTGGGGGTATGGCGCTATTCACTGACGGGACGATATCGAGCATCGAGGACTTGGCGGGGTACGAGTCGGGAATCCTGGAGACGGCGACAACGGAACAGATCGATCTGACGATCAAGCTGGGCCTGGCGCAAGACGAGCTGGGGATCGACCTGGACGCGTACCTGACGCGGCAGGGATCGACGCTGGGATTGGGCAACGTGGTGGTGACGCCGCCGCTGGGCAAATGCGCCACCTTCCGGGCGCTGGTCGCGACATACCGGGACGCATACTCCAAGGAGTTGAACGACCGGTACGTGGCCAAATGGACGGAGTATCAGCAACTGGCGCAGTGGGCCTGGGATGCGCTGGTGGAGACGGGGGTGGGGACGGTTATGGACCCGATTCCCAGGGCGGATAGCCCGCAATTGAGCTACGTGCCGGCGGCGGAGGAGGCGGCGACGTACTTTGTGCGGGCAGCGTGGCTGATCAGCGATGGCGAGGAGGGCAGCCCCAGCGACATCGCGATCCTGATCGTGCCGGAGGGGAACACGCTGGTGGCGACGGCGGTGAACCCGCCGGCGCAGGCGAGCGGGTGGAACGTGTATGCCGGACTGTCGGTCACGGAACAGACACTTCAGAACGCGGGGGCGCTGCCCATAAACGGCCAGTGGACGCTACCGGTGGCGGGCTTGCAGCAAGGAACACCGGCGGGAACGGGACAGGCGCCGGATTCCTACTTGCGTCCGGGG